AAGGAAAGTTGGTATTAGGCATGTCGGACGTTGAGTGGTCTAACACCGGCATCCCCGGAGCGGCTGACCTGATGATAGGGCTGGGCGTGAACGACGATTTCGACGCGCAAGATAAGCGCATGATTTCGATTCCGAAGAACAAGCTTAAAAATTGGCACGGGGCATTTCCCGTTTGGATTAAACCTGAATTAACACTGATATCAGGCCAAGCATTATAAACCCAGAAACAAAGAAGGACGAAACATGAAAAATTTATGGGAAGAACTTAAAGACACGTGGCGCGCTTATCCGGGCGTCGTAATAGCTTTAATCATATTGGGCGCGCTCATCGTTGCCGTTATTGGATAGGGGGCAGCAGTGGTTACAATTGACCTAACAGGGCCGGAAGGCGACGTTTATAATTTAGCCGGCGTTGCTAATATGTGGAATCATTTGCTCCGAAACCATCGGCCCAACCTATTGGACGCGGCAAAAGATCGTTTTCCTTATGTGAAATACAACGACGTGCTGGATTTGTTTGACGAATGGTTTCAATCTTCGCAAGAATACCGTTTTCTTAACGATCCTAGAGTACCGGTACGGGTATGATGGGGACAACGGCACTAGTGATAACGGCCGAGCTGTTGGCGCAGGTGTTACTAGCCTTGTCAATGGTGACGCTTTTGGCGTTCGTGTTGTTATTGTTTTTGAGCGATGACGATGAGCGGTAAAGGCAGTCGCCGCCGTGCTCCGGCGGTGACTGAGAAGGAAATCGACAAGAACTGGACCCGTATTTTTAATAAAAGGAACGCACATGCAACTGACAAAACAAGACGTAGCTCCGGCCAAACTGGTCGATCCCGCGAACCTGCCGCCACTCAATGAGGTGCAAATAATGCTTGAGCATGCGTTTGTGCAAGGGTCGCAAACTTGGGGCGTGAAGCGCGAGATCGGTATTATACTGGTACTGGCTCAAGAACTTCTGGAAGCTCTAGACATAGCCCAAGCAGCGGACGCTAATCAACGGATGTTAAAAGGAGCACAGCTGGAAACCGGGCGGCTGCGGAAGCAAGTATCGACGCTACGAGCCGAACTTGACAGAAAAAAAGAGGCGTGTTAAAGTTTTATTAAGGGTTAAACCTATGATATTCTTCGACTTAGAGACTACCAACACACGCAAGGGGACGGCCCTAGAGCCGACCAATCGCGTTGTTATGGTGTCTTGGTGCGTCAAGGGCGGGCCCGTCAAGAATTTTACAGGCCCCATTATGGAAGCCGCGGAGTTCTGGCGCGACTTGCAGGACTCCCCGGCAGCGTGCTGCTATAATGCGAAGTTTGAGATGCACTGGCTGAAACGGTTGGGTTTCGATATCGACCGCATCCGGTGGCACGATCCCATGCTCGGCGAGAAGGTACTGTTGGGTAACGAGCCCCTACCCATGTCGATGGACAAGGTGTCCGATCGTTACGGGTTCGACACGAAGGACAAGATGATAGATGCGCTGATGACGGGGGGTGTCTGCCCTTCGGAGATGCCACAGAGACGGTTGCGCGCTCGTTGCAACCGAGACGTGCGCGTTCTGCGCAGTTTACACGTCGAGGTCATTAGACGGCTGAAGCAGCGCGAGCAGATCCACCTTTACCGCAACCGCTGCGACTTTGCGGTTATCCTGACTCACATAGAGGCCGAGGGGATGCAGCTAGACGTTGAGCGGGTAGAGGAGCACTACGCCAAGTACGCCGCCGAGGTTGCAGATTTGACGCGGCGGCTTGACGAGATTACGGGCGGTATCAATATGAATAGCCCGGATCAGAAGGCGCATTTCCTCTACGGGGAGCTGGGGTTTCCGGAGCAGATGCGTGGCAAGCACCCGATGCGGAACAAGCCGTCGAAGCAGTTCCCAGACGGCAGACCCAAGACGGATGCCGCTACTATTCAGTGGCTCACGGGGCAGGCCACGACTGATCGGCAGCGTGAGTTTGTCGAATTGCAACAACGGTACAGCAAAGCTAACGCGGCGCTGTCTAAGAATTTGGAGTTTTTTCGAGGGGTATGTCTGGAGCGTGGGGGGAAGTTTCATGCGCAGTTCAACCAGACGGTAGCGGCTACGCATAGACTAACAAGTTCCGGCATGCCCCTTGTTTTCGACGCGTACGGCGGAAAGTCGAAGTCGGTGCAGTTCCAGAATATGCCCCGAGAGTTTAAAAGTTGTTTTAAGGCACCGTCTGACGATTATTATATTGTAGAGGTCGATGCGATGCAGCTGGAGTTCCGGGTGGCGGCGTTCGTCGGTGATGATGAGCAGGCGCGCGCTGATATCGAGGATAAGGACTTCGACGCGCATTGCAAGTCGGCGTCGGTCATGCACGGCGTGGACTACCAGACATTCCTGACGGAGTTCAGGAAGGGCAGCAAGGAACGCAAGGTACAGCGACAGGGAGCAAAGGCAGACACGTTCAAGCCGCTATACGGCGGTACGAAGGGGACGCCAGAGCAAGAGCTATATTACAAGGCGTTCGCTGCGCGGTATTCCGGGTTGATACGCCAGCAGGAAACATGGCTGGCTGAAGTCGCCATTGCAAACGAGTTTCGCACGCCGTGGGGCATGACGTTTAGGTTCGACACATATACGAACCGACGCGGCGTATTAATGAATAAGAAAACGGGCAAGCCGGTAGGCCCGCAGGTTTACAACTATCCGGTACAGAACCTTGCGACGGCAGAGATCGTGCCGATCGGCATATGCTCACTATATCGCCGCTGTAAGGAGAAGAAGTTAGACGTTAGGTTTTGCAATACGATTCATGATAGTATAATATGCTACGTGAACAAGGCGCACATCAATCTATTTAATCAGGAAGCAGCGAAAGCTTTCACGAGTGATGTGTACGATCATTTAGAGAAACATTACGATACTGAGTTTAACGTCCCGCTTGGTGTCGAGTCTGTCTACGGGCATCACTGGAATCAAGGGGACGAGTTTATTTATGATGGAGTGAGTAACAATGAAGCGCAAAGGTACAGTCAGCAAAGTCGGTAAGAGCAAATTTTCCTTTTTTGTTATGCTTGACGGCGAGGCGTTCTATTTTAATACTAAGTTTGAACCGAAGTGTGGCGTAGGCGATGTCGTCGGCATCGAGTTTGATAAGAAGGCCGACAACCGGGGCCAGATCCAGAAGATCGTTGTCTTAGAGGACAGTGGCAGCCCGAAGGGTGTACAGGAATCTGCAGGCTTTGGCGGGGGCAGTCAATCTAGCGCCAGCGGCGGCAGTAACTACACGCCGAACACCGACCGACAGGATAGCATCGTCTACCAGTCTTCGCGTAAGGACGCTCTGGTACTAGCTGAAATCCTCGTGTCTAACGAGGCTATCAAATTGCCGAAGGATGCAGACAAGAGGCGTATGGTGATTGAAGAGCTAGTTAATGAGACGACGTTCACGTATTTTAAGGCGGCAAGTGACCCACAAGCCGCCCTGAAGGGCGAGGAGGCTGTCGCAGCGGACGCAGCAGACGAGCCACAAGATAACGTGGTTAGTTTAGACACCGCAGTCGGCGATGACAGTTGGGACGACGACAGCTGGGAATAACTGAGTGCCCTAGTGTGTGTGGACAGGGACGTCCTCCGCACTTTAACTGGAGAACGGAATGGTAGATATGTCAACAACAGACACAGTAATAGCAGTCGGCTACTGGGTAGGACTGGCGGCAGGTCTAGGATTGATAGGCACGCTGCTCGGTATTGTGCTCGGCAAGATACGGGTCTAAAACTGAAATTTCCCAAAGTTGGCGGAACAAAACTATGAAAGTACGCGCTTTAATTGACGGAGACTGGATATTATACGCCGCCGGTTTTGCGGGGCAGAAAACGAAGTACGTTTTGCCCGCGTTGTTTGGAGAGCAGGAGTTCGACAACAAAACCGAGTTGCGGGAAGTGGCCGAGCAAGAGGACCGTGATTGGCAGGAACTCCCGGTTTATTCGCGCGTCGTGCTCGATCCCGAATCGCACTTCTTTCACAGTGCGAAAAAAATGATCGAGACGCAATTGCAAAAGATCGGCGAGAAATTTGGAACCGACAACGTGCCCTATACGGTGCTGATAGACGGGGACGGAAACTTTCGTAACCGCATCGCAACCTTGCGTGGTTATAAAGCAAACAGGGCGCCAAATTCAAAGCCCATGATGTACGGAGCGATCCGACAGTATCTGATTGATAACTGGGACGCCGAAGTAATACACGATCAGGAAACTGACGACGAAATGTGCATTCGGGCAACAGCCTTACAAAACAACGGGGTCACTTCGGTGCTGGTCGGAGTAGACAAGGATTACAAACAACAGCCGGGCTGGTGGTTGAACCCAAACAAGGGTTTTATGCGCATCGGCGAGCAGCAAGGAGCGTGGTACTTGCACATTCAATGTTTAACCGGGGACAGCTCCGACAACATCGGCGGGGCGTATAAGATCGGCCCCAAAATAGCGCAAGAATTAGTGCCGAAACGCGGCACGCCGGAGCAGATGTGGGACGCAGTAGTAGGAGGCTTCCAGCTAAGCATGACTAAGTACCCGGAAAAGTACCCGGCGGACATGACGCCGGAAACCGCGGCGTTAGAGAACATGAGGCTTGTTTATTTACGGCGGGAGTATAACGAGATGTGGGCACCACCGGGGACCGACGATGGGCGGACGTAGTAGCAGAATCAAGGGGGCGACCGGAGAGCGTGAGTTTTTCAAGCTATCCAACGCGGCCGTAGAGGACGTAGACTGGCCGTATCGTCACCGGGACGGGGACATATTTAAGCGTCATCCGGCACCACGGCACGGTAAAGGTCAGCCGGATAACACTGATCCGATGGGCGTATTACCAGTCACTATAGAAGTGAAACGCGTTGAAAAGCCACAGTTTAAGACGTGGATCGACAAGCTACAAGAGCAAAGCAGACCGACACAGACCCCCGTATTAGCGTGGCGTAAGAATGGTGAGGACTGGACCGTGATGCCCTTGCTGGACATGAACGAATGGCAATCCTATTTGCGCTGGCGTTTAAAGCGAGTGAATGAGGGGCACGATGAGGCATAGCAATTCAGCAGCAAGAAAGGGGACGCCGATATTTACGGGCGTAATGAAATACTTTCCCGACGCGTTAGCGGAAATCGCGCGCGCCTCGCAGGTGGGGAACGACCAACACCATCCTAACACGCCGCTACATTGGGATCGTGCTAAGTCTACCGACGAGTACGACTCCTGTGCGCGGCACTTATTAGACCGGGCGGCCGGAGATGTATTCGATGAGGACGGCACGCGCCACATGGCAAAGGTTGCATGGCGAGCATTGGCTGCGTTGCAAAAAGAACTCGAAGAAGAACGTGACGAGGAAACGGCGGAAGAATTGCCGATCGGTGGGACGAAGATTATTCACCCGCTACCTCCGCCGCGGGAAAACGAGACTGATTACGACCGCATACAGCGTCGATCGGCCGAACGGGAGGCAGAACTGTTACTTCAGGATCGTCTGCGCGCAGCTGGCGACGGCTCAGTCGCGGCGCAGGACTTTATCAACGAGTATGAAGCAGAGATTGCGAGGCTCCGAAGATGAATATATTGACTTTTGATATTGAAACAGCGCCAGCCGAAGCATACGCTTGGCAGATGTGGAAGACTAACATTGCTCCGACTCAAATTATCGCGCCGGGTTACACTTTGTCTTGGGCGGCAAAGTGGCTGGGAGAACCAGCTAAAAAGACGGTTTACCGCAGCGTGTGGGATAAAGGGGATTTCATCAGCGAGCTGCACGACCTGCTTAACGAAGCTGACGCCGTGGTCGGGTATAATTCGGACAAGTTTGATTTGCGCCACATGAACCGGGAATTTACGCAGATTGGACTCGGCCCAGTACGTCCGCTAGCTTCTATCGACTTGTACAAGATAGTGAAGCGCAACTTTAATTTCCCGTATTACCGGCTAGATTACGTGTCGCAGAAATTACTCGGGGCGAAGAAGCTGGACACGGGCGGGTTCGACTTGTGGCCTGCGTTCATGAAGAAAGACCCGAAAGCACTAAAGAAAATGCAGCAGTATAACATTAAGGATGTATTATTGACGGAAAAGTTATACACGTACTTGCTGCCGTGGGTCAAGAATCATCCTTTCGTCGGTGATGGTGATATCATCATCCCTGACAGTGACGTGACGTACGAGTGCCCGGCTTGTGGATCTACCGACACGCAAAAAGAGCGCCCACGTCGCACACGCTGTTTTGGCATTCGCGTAGTACGATGTGGTAACTGTGGGTCGTGGTCTGAAGGGCAAAGGAAAAAGTTGTCATGAAAGTTTTAGGACTTCAGAGGGATTCTCCAAAGTCAGCAGCTAACCGCGCCACTAGCTCGCTAATAGACCGGCTGAACGGATCCTATCAGCGACGGGCACTGCCTGTACACCCGGACGAACCGGACCTCGTGGTGCAATGGGGATTCAAGCCGGACCCCGGATTATTGTCAGCGATTTCCGCTGGTATTCCGTACCTTATAATAGACCTTGGGTACATAGACAATGGAAGGGCGGCGAAGTTCTCTATATCCTTCAACGGTTTTCACGGTACAGCGTGGAGCGATCCAAAAGTGTTAGACCGAGAGCCGCGTCCGATGCCGGGCTATTCTGATTGGCGATCGGGGGAAGGGGACAAAGTTGTAGTGGTTGGACAAATGCCTAACGACCAGTCTTTACGTGGGCAGGATATAAACGCGTGGATGGGGAGGGCAGCAAGCGCAGCAAGGGACGCATTCGGAAAACCAGTCATAAAACGGCCCCACCCAAAAATGTTAAACCCGTGGGAACCAGCCAATGATCCTTGGAGCACGGCTTTAGAGGAAGCGTACGCTGTTGTAACGTGGACGTCTACTGCTGCTATTGGCAGCGTGTTGGCAGGGGTGCCCACTATTGCTATGCACCCCGGCAACATGGCGTACAAGGTGGCGGCGCACGATATGATATTGCGCACACCGCCCGGCAGAAGCGAATGGCTACACGAGTTGGCGTGGCGGGAGTGGGATTTTTCGTCTTCGGCTGACTTAGATCGTTTGGCCGATTACATAATAGAAGTTTACCCCCGTTTGCGGGACACCCCGCTAGATAGCCCTCGGAATGTATTGTGACCAAACGCATAAGTTCGTATTTGACTAAACGGCCTGTCCGAACCGGAGCAGCAATTAAGTCAGATCCGCAAAGTCACCGTGTTTATCGCATGGAACGACGAATAGTAGGGTGGGCCATATATGCTCGCGTCGAACAAGCAGATTTACAAAGGATAGCAGATTACGTTTGCCGAAAGAAAAACGTTAAGCGTGTAGGTGTTTCAGTATTAGACGGGGGGAAACAACATGCCAATGTTTTCGGATGGTGTGAGGATAGCACGATTCATCTTAACGCTGACTATCATGGCGACAACACGTCTGTATTGGTGCATGAACTTGCCCACTATGTTACGAGCCAGTTCTGGCCGGAAGCGGACCATCATGGCCCGCAATTTATGGAAGTTTATATTGACTTATTAGACATGCTAAATCTTATACCTAGAAAGCAAATGGAAGACCTCTGTCACGAACATGACGTACAGTGGGGAGTGCCCGATGATTAACAGCATGCACAAATTTTTTAAAATTGTAGCCGCGATATTATTGACGGCGTACGCATTAACGGCCCTCGCCGCCCCCGGCACGTCTAGCTGGAACGCCATGTTAAAAGACCGCCTGAAAAACCCGCAAAACTATTGGGGCGGGCCAGAAATGCGGCCATCGATTGAGGAATTGTCGGACGGCCCTTCCCGCTCTAAGCACATCGCTCTTAGAGGAGGTAAGACTAACGCAGAAATCGCCGCCGATCTACGAATCGTTGTGCTTTGGTTACGGCAGCCGGAGCTATGAGTAACTGGACAGCACGCAAGGCGGCGCTGCAGCCGGACGAAATAACGCATAGGCTTGCGTTTAATCCCAACTATCCGGGCATCCCTACGGGGGTTCCCGGCGCTATTGGTATTAAGATACGCGACAAGATAAAGCCGGAGACGCGTGAGCGCATCCGGCAGAGCATCGACAGGCAGGGTATTAGAAATCCTATTACAGCGTACCGCACTAGCGAAGGGTTGTTTCTAGGCTTCGGTGGGGGGCGTCTACAGGCAGCTAAGGCGCTGCAAATATTAGTCCCGGCTATCGTCATCGACTACACAGGGGAGATGGTGGATTACGAGGAAGTAACGCCCGACAATTGGGAGGAGTTTTACACGGATGTGCCCATGTACTTTGAGTTCAACGATACTGGCATCTACACCCATTATGGCCTCGAACGTAACCGTGACGAGCCGGTTGATATACGAGGACTTGCGTGGGCGCGTGAAGAAGATATGCAAGCAATTTTAAAAGAATCACCGTGGCTAGGAGAAAAGAGTGAGTAGAAGGATGCAGCGATGATGGATTTATACCAACAATACATTCACAAAAGCCGTTACGCTAGGTACTTGCCGGAGGAGAAGCGGAGGGAGACGTGGGAGGAAACAGTAAATAGATACATGACTTTTATGAAAGACCATCTATCGACGAACACTGGCTACGATTTGTCCGAGAAAACTTACAACGAACTAAGTGATGCTATCTACAATATGGAGGTCATGCCTAGCATGAGGGCCATGATGACGGCCGGGCGCGCACTGCAACGCGATCATGTGGCGGGGTATAACTGCGCTTATGTGCCAATTGATAACAGAAAAGTGTTTGATGAGATTATGTATATTTTGCTTTGCGGAACGGGCGTTGGTTTCAGCGTAGAGCGAGAATATACTAGCCAATTGCCCGAGGTGCCCGACGAATTTTACCCCGCTTCCGCAACCATCAATGTTGCAGATTCTAAAATTGGGTGGGCCTCGGCCTTGCGAAAGTTTATATCGTTATTATACGACGGGCAAGTCCCCGACGTTGATTACTCAAAGATACGTCCAGCCGGGACGCCTCTTAAAACCTTTGGCGGCCGGGCCAGCGGCCCGGAGCCGTTAGAAGAATTATTAAACTTTATCTATGTTATCTTTGAAGGCGCAAAAGGAAGACAGTTAAATGACTTAGAATGTCATGACATAGTTTGTAAAATTGCTGAG